TCGTATTCAAGAATCTATGGCTGCATGTCTTCGCGGCAAGCGCCACGCGGAGAGACAATATAGTGAGTCAGTGTCTTACAAATGCTGGAGAGGTAAAGCAGAGACGGAGTTATATTTAGGTGAAAAACACATCAAAAAAATCATTATTGAATAATCTTAAAAGTTTAAATAAATTTGCACAACAATTAAGAGATAGACGTTTTCGTCAACGTGTGATAGTAAATAAGAAAGCATATGACAGGAAAAAGAAACTATTGGAGATTTACACCGGAAGTAGTGAACGGGACATGTCCGACGTGTGAGGAAGAAACTTTATTAGTTTCAATTGCAAGAGAGTATTACAGATGTATTACTTGTGGAACTGATCTACAACAACACATAAATGGTAAGATAAGTTATCTGCCTCATGTAGTATCAACCACAAAATTTACAGAATTATTTAAAGATGGCGAGAAAATTTAAAGCATTTGTCGAAAGACCAAAGCCTCGTAAACGTCCACGACGTCACTCTAAAAAGTTGAATAAACACGCCAAAAGACAGTCAAAGAAATATAATCGACAAGGTCGTCCACAATAAACTTGACAATATCCTAAAAAATCCTACATTGTAGGCATGAAAGAAAAAATAATAACTATAAAAGTAAAAGATATCACTTCGAAACAGTGGTCTAATCTGTTGCTTGAATTAAACCTTGTAAAAAAAGCATGGAAACCATATGGTGTTAACATGGATTTGCATGCACCTAAATTTAAAAGCATTGTGAAATGGGGGACAAGTGTCAAAGACTACACAAGACCAACTAGACAAACTCGCAAATCTGTATAACAAAACCAAAGATCCAAAACATAAGGATCAATGGAATAAATTAGTAGAGGAGCGTTATGGAAGAACCAGTGCACTTCATTATACTATTATTGTTGAACCAGGAAGGTTTGATAGTAAAGGAAGTATTAGAGTTTACAAGAGGAATGACACTGTTTGAGTGTCTAGGTTTTGGCGATCAGCACAGAGAAGCAATATCTACATATTTTGAAGAAATAAATAGATGGGTATTGAATGATGGTTCAGGTCGTATGTTCTTCGGCTACCAATGCTTTCAAGATCCAGACAAAATTATAAACACCTACCCTTGAGAGAGGGAAAAATAAGGGTAGGTAATGGTGAGAAGATTCTTCACGCATTATCATTTACGATTAAAAATGTCAAATAATATTTGAGGGTTGACAGTCAAATTTAATATATATGCCGTGTTTGTTGACTTCTTCTCTACCAATATCTTCTAATTTTCTGTATGATTCCTGGTATCCAAACTGTAAACAATCATATTTATCATTAAATAATTGTGGCCACGGATGTGGTGGTAAACAAATACTTTCCACGCTAGAACACATAATTAAAGTTAATAATATTTTCATTGACAATCCTATATTATCACCTATATAAGGGTTATTAATATGAAAGGAAACACAAATGACAGACATGAGTAAATACAAAAATGTTTCTCTATCAAAAGAAACATATAAGGTTTTGGAGACGTTGTCGAAGGTTATATTGCCCGATGCAAAATTATCCGTAGCCAAAACAATAGAAGCAATAGCAAACGAGAAAGCAAAAAAGTTAAATGGCAAACTTAAAAAAAGTTAAATTAATCTGTAATATATGCCAAGGTAACGGTTATATTAGAATAGCAACTGGTGATACATCAAAAGACTTTAGAGATAATAGTCAAGTACATCAGTGTTGGGAGTGTGATAGCCAAGGAGAATTTTATGAATACGTATCGGAAGATAATATTGTTAATGTTCCTGACGATGATCATACTATTAATTAATGATATCGGAAACTGACATCGCATACATAGCTGGACTGTTTGATGGTGAAGGGTGTATTACTTACAAACAATACATGAGAAAGAGAAAGCATAACAAGAAAGCATATCCGACATGGTCTATACGCATGGAGATGGCCATGACTGATGAGTCTGTATTGCGTTGGGTGCATGAAGTATTGGGTGTAGGAACTGTTGGCGAGAAGAGATATAAAACTGCATACACCGTTGGTTGGAAAAAACAATGGCGATGGCGTTGTCAATTTAGAGACGCATACCAAGTTGCACGTTTGATCTGGCCATACGTACATGTGAAGATGGAAGGCGTTCAAAAGATCATAGATCACTACGGTGATAGTAAAATTATGAATGGTAACGTCGTAGATTTACAAGCTTATAAATTATGGATGAGTGCTGAATGAGTTTTACAGTGATGAAAAGGACGAGCCCCATGCATCAAATGCTACGCGCTAAGTGCCACTGGGGGTTACGTATCGGGATGCTAAAACCTACCCCGAGTATTCGAGCCTTTGGCGACCCGTTAGTACGTGCACGGAAAGCGGGCGTTTGATGAGTTTTTATCACGGACTAGGTATGTTTATACTTGGTATGGGTGCATTAATCGTTGGTGCGATTGTTGCTTATTTTATAATTAATGAAGTTATGAAGGATGATGAAGATGATGGAAGATAAAGACATACAGGAATACCATAACATTGGTAAGGAGATAAAGTTTAATAATAAATATAGATACATGAGTGGACAAATGTACGAGCACCACGGATCACGGATCTATGATTTTGGTGGAGAAAAATTACCATCTGTTACAACTATTTTAGGATTGACAAAGGACCAAACTTTTATAAAGGACTGGCAACAAAAAGTAGGGTATGAAAAAGCAGAATCAATTAAAAATCATAGTAGTAAACGGGGAACTTCCATGCATAAATTCTTGGAGAGTCACATCACAGGAGTTGGTTACGATGACTTATCTCCCATTGGTGCGGAAGCTAAACCGATGGCGGAAAAAATTATTGAAATTGGTCTTACACCCGTTGATGAATACTATGGCTCGGAAGTTACGTTATACTATCCAGGTCTATATGCAGGTTCAACAGACCTTGTCTGCTCACATAATGGCATGGAAACTATTGTTGACTTCAAGCAAGCCAATCGTCCGAAAAAGAAAGAATGGATCGAAGATTATTATTTGCAGATCGCAGCATACGCTATGGCCCACGACTATGTCTATAAGTCTAAAATACGACAAGGAGTTATCATGGTATGCACGGCTGACCTATATTATCAAGAATTCAAAATACAAGACCATGAATTAAGGCAATGGAAACATAAGTTTTTGAATAGATTGAACATGTATCATGACCTAAAATTTAGTGAAAAAGAAAGATACAACACTCAAAAAGAGAATGAAGAATACCTTGAGGAGTTGAAAAAGAAACTATGACAGATCAAACTAGATGGGGAATACCAGAAGTACACAGTAGAAATAAGGTAAAGAAGTACCAGGATGATAATTTTAATGCAGCTGTGAAGGCCGCAGAGGCTCTCACACGCATAAATCTGGTGCACCTTATGACTAGACTAGAAAAAACTTTAAAAGAAAAGGAGGAGAAGTATGAACGAGAAGCTAAAGAGCGTGCTAACCAAAAAATACAGAGCGGAGATTGAGGACGCAAAGTATAAGATACACTGTTACAGTGAGCAGGAGCTGATTATACCAGAGCATCCAGATATCACGGGTGAAGTAGATAAGTTACTGGAAACACTGTCAAATGCAGAAGAGAAGTTGGCAGTAATGGAGCTACATTATGGCAAAACTAAGGCAAGAGAGGTATTATAACAAGTTTTGATGGAACCATGGAACTTTGATGGAACTTTTTTTTTGACCTAGAAATCGCTCTATATAAGACATTTTTAGACCAAAATAAGAAAAGTTCCACGGTACCATCACTTTTTTTGCCACTGAACAAAAAAATCATTTTGGTCTAGAGAGTGCTATATAGTATAATAAGTTATGCCCAAGAAAAGAAGAAAAGCTGTTATCACTGAAACCACCCCGGACATACCTTTTCAAAAAGTCAGAGTGGAGTGGGTCGACTGTGTAAGTGACTCTGGCTGGGCTAGTGAGAAAGAGTTTAACAAGATGAAGTTAGCAACACCCGTCAATGAAGGTTGGCTGTATGAGAAAACAAAAGACCACATTAAGATGTTTGCTTCTTACGATAAAGATGAAGATGGTATTACTTTTGGGGATCGGACGATGATTCCTCGGGCTTGGGTAAAGAAGATTCAGAAGTTGGGGTAACATCTATAATTTGTGAGTAGTCGTCTAAAATTTGTTTCATCTTCGCTTCTAATTCTTGTTCTGACATATCTTCTAATTTACCAGTTTTTATTATTTTTCTGTCTATGTATAGTCCTGCTGCCTTTCCTCGATTTGCTTCAGCATTTACAGCAGAAGAGAAAGAACCTTTCTTCAAAGCAGCTTCTCTGAGTCTAGCAAGTTCTGCAACGTGACCCTCGTAAGTTACTTCGTGTTTACGTAATCTTTCTTCTTTGAGTTGACCTATGTATTTAACAACAAGTGGTGATAGCTTTGGATTGCAAAGCTCTGATCCTTCTTGCCTTGCACGTTTAGGACTATATCCAGCAGCGAGAGCTGCCTCTGTTTGTGTCATTGGTCCCTCTGGTCCACCGAATACTAAGAACTCAGCAAACCTTTGTTGCATCTCTGTTAATCTTTTTGGTACTCCCATGGTTGACAATTTAAGGTAACTATCCTATAAAGTCAACAATGAAAGACGATAGAGGCGAGCTAGATTTAACAAGGCAGATAGATGAATTGAAATCTAAACTTAGTGTTTATGAGAGTGGTTTGTTTAGTATCAAAAAATTTAAGCATGAGATAGCTGAGTTGAAGAGTAAGATAATTGAGAAAGATAATTTAATACAAGGAATGAAAAAGATTATAGAGGATTTGTCATCAAAATGAGAGTCAAAGATTTACAAGAATTTTTAGGTTCGTTTACAGAAGGATCGGAAGCAGTTAAGAATGCAGTTATATTTGTAGAGTTGAATGGTAAACTACATGCAATCAGACGTATGGAAGTTCATGAAAATGTTCATCCAATTGTAGGTTTACCTGGACATTACAGCCATAGACTGGTATTGAAAACCGAAAAGCCGTCTTCGTTAATTCTCCCTGAGAAACTTCAAAACGACTATTAAATAAATACACTAGTTACCTCAAAAACCCATGGGTCCAGAGCGAAAATTTTATGCAAAAATTAAAAAAAATATTACATCTATTTCCTGGATTAGACTGGAAAATAATAGCTTACTTGGCACTCCTGATCTATTGGCCTATAATACTTCTGGCCACTTTTTCACAGTAGAGTTGAAAGTTACGAAGAGTAACAAGGTACGCTTCTCACCCCATCAAATTAGCTTCCACACACGCCATCCTGAGAACACGTTCATCATGGTCCAGCACCTTGGTTCAGGGGCCGTGAAACTTTTCCGTGGTTCAAGAATCATGGAGCTTGCAGCTTGTGGCTTGAAGCTTGAAGCTTGCTGCTTGGGGCTTGAGGCTTGTGGTTTATTTTTTTCCAAGCTTGGAGCTTGAAGCTTGTTGCTTGCCGCTTGAAGCTTGGGGCTTGTGGCCTGAAGCTTGTGACTGTGATGACAGCTTTACCTGGTTCACCACCTGAGAGTCACGTTGCTTGAGGCCCGGACCAGGCGCACGCTCGCTTGCAGCCGTCGCTTCAGCATTGCTAATGGCCTGATCCGATTTATTACGCTCGCGTAATTCTTTGTAATACTTTGGATGTTTAAATTCGTGCATTAGTGTTTACCGTAACTTACAACTTTTATTTTAGGATTCCAGCACATTCTACAATCTTTACA